TTAATAACCCTTTGTTTGGTGGCGAAGATGAACAGAAATATATACAGAATTTAGGAGAGTCAGATAATTACAATCTTTTAAATGAAATCATACCTGCTATGGAAAACAAAATTAGTCTTGGTGTTTTTGATGGATATGACGAAGTTTTAGAAAAAGAGATAGGCCATATAGAAATGAATCATGCGACATTAGATGATGAAGCAGTTACAGCAATAAAAGAATTAAAAACTTTTGCAAGAAACAGTAAAGGTTTAGGAGAGAAAGTAGAAACAAGTAAAGAGAAAATTATGAAGATTGTAAATGATAACTTAGGTACAAGTACAAAAGCTGGTTTATTTAGTCGAGGTGCAAGTAAAAGTGACTTTCAAACGTCTACTAAAATTAATTTTGAGGTACAAAAACAAGTAACAAAATATTTTAAAGATTACATAAAAGAAAACAACAGATTGCCTTCAAGTTTAGAAGTACAAAAAATGGAAGAGCAATTTACAATACAAGCTTTAGGAGCAAACAATATAGGAAATTTTGAAGAGATGGCAAAACAACAATACCCTGATACAATCAATCCATTTTTACCTTTACCTAAATCAGTTGATTTAAACAAAGTTGATTTAAATAAAACAGTTCCAGATGGAAGCTTTGGCATAGGTTCAAAAAAAGATGATGACTTCTCAAAAAAAGGAGAAAAAGGAAGCGTTGATAGCGGTAAGGATAATAACTTCTTAGAAAGTGGCATGGATTTTAGTGATGTTGAAGGTGGTGCTTTTAGTGAAGGTGGTACTACAACAGTTGACGTTAGTTCTGGTGATACCTTGTCTGGTTTTGCAAATGACCTAAATACTTCTGTTGAAGCTATAAAAAAAGCAAATGGAATGACAACTGATGAAATTCAGATAGGAGATGTCTTAGTGATTCCAGAAGGTATTACTGACCCTAATAAAGTAGATGCTCCTAAGTTTGACATGAATAAACTGATTACAAATAAAGACCACCCATTTAATCCTGTTAGAGAAAAACATAATTTCCAAGTTATTTATAATATTGCCAAAGAAATAGGTATTAAGTTTCCAGAACTTGTAGCTGCACAGGCTATGGAAGAAACAGGTTTTGGTAAAGATCAATCAGCAGATAACAATTTCTTAGGACTTAAGGCTACATCTTCAGAGGTTGCAAGAGGTCAATCTGAAAGAAAGATGACTACCGAAGATAGAGGTCAAGGTAGAAAGCCAGAACTAGCAAACTTTAAAACATTTGACAATATCAGAGAAATGATGATGCAATACAAGAAAGAATGGAACGATAACTTCTTAGGTAGAAAAGGTATAGTAAATGCAAAGAGTATTGAAGAAGCAATAAAAATGCTACAAGCTGAAGATTATGCAACAAATAAAGATTATGATAAAAATGTATTAGACATTATTGATCGTGCTATCAAAGAAGGTTGGTTTTAAACTATGACAGACTCTAATCTACAAAATACAGTACCAGAAGGAGCTTTTGGTATTGGGTCTAAAAAAACTGATGACTTCACAGAAAATGAAAAGATAAGGAATTTTGGTATAAAAGATATACCTAAAGCTTTATATGAACAGCTAAAAAAGAACTCAGGTGCAATCGTTTTACCAAATCAAATTACAGAAGAAGTTATACAAAAAGCTGCCAAGACTCAAGATGAATTTCTAAAGCCAAGATCAGAAGAAGAAGCTACTGCTTTAAGAGCAACAGCAGCAGGTATTGCTGACATACCAAACGAAATAAAACATATAGCTGATTGGATTCAAGGTAATCCTTATGATCCAAATGAGTTGATTGATCTTAAGGCTTTAGGTCTTGAAAAAGAAGGTGATTTAGATGATGCAGCATATCAAGTTTTTAAATTTGGTGCTGGTTTTTTAATACCTTATGCAGGTTTTAATAAAGCTTTGAAAGGTATAAAAGGTATAAAGGCATTACAAGGTATAAAAAATTATGACAAGATTGCTACTGGTGCTAGATGGTTTACAGCAGGTGGAGCAGCAGATTTTGTTGGAGTAGATGCTTATGATGAAAACTTATTTAATTTTCTTGGAAAGATAGAAAATCCAGTACTTACTAACAGATTTGTAAAACCTATTGTTGAATATTTATCTGCACCAGAAAGACCAGAAGAAGGAGGTGAAAGTAACTTTGGTGAAGCAAAACTAAAACAGTTTTTGACAGGTACAGTTTTTGGAGAAACTATTGGATTAACAGCAACAGCAGCAACAAAATTACCTAAATTAAAAAATGTATTAGAGCCATACGCTGTAAGACTTATTGATGACGTTACAGGTGGTCCAAACATACTGAACCAAAAGCAAATGCTTGATAGAACTGTTCAGTTATTTAAAGATATAAAGAATGACCCGACTAGACTTGAATTTGCAAAAAAACAAATTAAAAGATTAAACAAAGCAACTCTTGTAGGTAGTGAAGAATTTTCAGATGAATTTACAAAAGTACTAGATGATCTACCTGATATAAACAAATCATTAACACCAGAAAAAAATATTTTTGATATAGAAATTGGAATTGATGATATTGATGAAACTCAGTTTTTTGATAAGTTAAACAACAGACCACCAGTAAAACCTTTTAAAACAAACCTTGAAGCAAAACGTGGTTTAAGTAGAGGTGCAGATAATTTAAAGAAAAGACTTAGATTGGAAGTTAATACCAAAGGTGCTGATCCTAATGAAGTAGAAGCAATAGAAACATTTATTGACACTATTGGCGAAAGAATGTTTGACAAAGAATCTTTGTCAATTACTACAAAGCTTGCTCAAGGAGGAGAATATAACTTTGCTAATAACCTTATAAGAATTAGAAAACAAATTGTAGAAGGTGTTGAACAAGGTGCAGGTGGTGGTTTTGAACACGTTATGATACACGAATTATGGCATGGACTTTCAAGATATTTACCAGAAAAAGATTTAGCTAGATATACAAAAGAATTTAAAACAGCCCAAGCAAAATATTTAAAACAGTTTGAAAAAGAAAAAACTGCATTTATTAGAAACAACACCCCAGAATCTTTAAGCAAGTTAATTGGTCCAAGTCCTATTTCTTTTAAACTTCCAAAAATAACAGAAGCAAATTATCTTTCTAAAGCTAGAAAGTATTTTGATAGTACAAAATTTAAAAATGAAAATTATAGATTTACAAATATTGATGAATTTTTTGCTGAAAATATGGCTGATGAATTTATGGATATGTATAGAGGAGAAGGTCGTATTGCAGGTAGTCCTTTAGATTTTGCACCACAAGGAACTTTTAAAAGAATTGTACAAGAAGTTAAATTATTTATTGAAGATATGTTTGTAAGTCTTCAAGCTAAATTAGGTGGTAGTCAAACAAGAAAAATCTTTAACGATTTTGTTAAAAGAAAAAATGTAAAAAAATATAGAAACGTACCTTTGGATTTAGAAAATGTTGAAGGTGTTACTGGAATGGCAAAGAAGAAAAAGAAAGATTTAGGTGCTGATTTACCATTACAGAAAGGTAAACCTAATCCTAATATTTGGGGAGATGTAGAAAGTATTACAGAAGACGTATGGGAAACAACAGGTAAAGCTTTAAATAGAGTTGTTATACCTGATGATTTTTCTGTGGAAGCTGCAAGTGCTATGGGGTATGATGAACTGCTGCCTAAAGTAATACAAATAGCAAAAAAAATTAGCCCTAATGACCCAGAAAAACACATGAGGGTTTTATATCTTGGTGCAATAAAAGAACAAAAAAGATTAGCTAAAAATGTAACTCAATATATGAATGATATAGAACAAGCTTTTATGCTTGGAGAAGATATATCAGATGATTTATTAAAGAATTGGTCAGAAGATATAGTAAGAATGATAAATCTTGCAGGTCCAACTAAAAAAATAAGTAACGAAACAGCAGGTACAGTAAGAGTTAATCAACTTATAGATGCAGAACCTAAAGATGTTAGTCGCATACCTGTTGACGAACAAGTAGCAAAAGGTATTGGTGGTGGAGAAAAAACTGCTGATAGAGTTCAAAGAGAGAAGTTTCAAACAACGACAAGAGACTTAGTAGAAAAAACAAAAAAACAAATATCTGAACAAAAATTAGTACCAACAAAAGAAGAACTATATGAAGGTATGCAAACCTACATAAAAAATAATGATATTGAAGGTTTGCTAGGTATTACAAGAAAAGTATTAGCTATGCAGGGTGACAGTAAAAGACTTAGTAAACTTGTTAAAGGTATAGGATTTGGTGAAGGTGCAACAAAAGTTATGCGTGTTAGTAATGAAATATTTATCAATAGTTTGCTGTCTGCACCAGAAACACAAATTATTAACATTATCGGTTCTTTGTTTAATGTAGCTCTTGGCCCTTTAGACCTAGCAGCAGGTAGTCCAATAATGGATATGCAAATGAAAAAAAGGGCAGCTAGAGAACTTGCTGCTATGTTTACAACATTTAAAGATAGTATGACCGCAGCAGGTAAAGCATTATGGCTAGATAAAAATATTCTTGATGAAAGAAGAATGTTTGGACAAGATGCTTATGAAAGATATGCAATAAGAATGGCAGGGGATTCTATGTTTGCAAAAAGTATTAACTTACTTGGTCATGGAGTTAGATTACCTTCTCGTTTTATGATGGCAGGTGACGAAGTTATAAAACAAACTGCATTTCGTTCACATTTGATGGGTGAACTTGCACAACAAGCAACAGAAAAAGGACTTACAGGAAAAAGTTTTAGTATTTATGTAAATAGTAATTTTGATGAAATTATAAATATTGTTAATACAAAAAGTTTTACTAATAATATGGACACCGCTTTTCCTAATTTTGTACCAAATGAAAATATTTTAGACTCATATACAAGAGCTTTAGATTACGCAGCAGACAGAACATTTACAACTGAATTAGGTAAAGGTTTTGGTCTTACAGGTGCAGGGTCAACACAAACTAAAAAACTTGCAGAAATATTAAAATCTACTGCTTTAAAACCAATAGTTCCTTTTGTTACTACACCTGTAAATATAGGTAAACAAGTTTTAAGAAGAACAGGTGTGCCAGATATGCAAACTTTGTTTAAAGGTATGCCACCTAAATACAACGCAACATTAGGAAGAATATTAAAAGAACACAACGATAATTTATTAAGTGAAGATTTAGCTACTGCTTATAGAGCTAATGGTGAAGCTACTGTAGGTGCTACAATATGGGCTTATTTTATAGCTTTAGCAGCAGCAAAAGATAATCCAGAAGCAGAACTAGCTCTTGTTGGTGGTGGTCATCATAATAGGTGGTTAAGAGAAGGAGAAAAAAGAACTGATGAACTGCCTTACAGTTTTAGAGTTATACAGAAAGATAAAGATGGCAACATAATTAGAGGAGACAATGGACAACCAAACTATGAATACATAGATATTTTTTCAAGAATGGAACCAATCGGGTCTTTACTTATGATTGCAGGTGATATGGCATATATGAGAGATTTTCAATCAGATGAAGATTATGATAATGCTGCTTATGCTCTTACAGCTTTACTTTCAAGAAACTTAAATAATAAATATATGATTCAAAATATTGCACAAATGATTGATCTTACAAGTGATGTAAGTGCTTTAAAAAGATTTTATCGAATACCAGTTAATTACATTACAAACATTATTAATTACCCTGCTTCTTTAAAAAGAAGTATTACTAGAGCTAGAGGGGAAGAATGGTATGACGAATTAACAAAAAAAACATTTAAAGGTAGATTTCCTAAAAGAAAAACAAAGTTTAGAAAAGGTGATTTATTTCCACAAGAAGAAAGAACAGAAGATATAGGTGAATATGAAGGTAATGATTTTGGTAGTCTTAAAGAATCTAATAACCCTTTTCAAACATTAGATACTATTGGATTAATGATAATGAGAGATTTACAAGATGGCACATCAGGTTTTAGTGCAGATATTGAACCTATAAGAAGCATAACAACAGGCAAAATTGCAGAGTACCCAGAAGGTGCTTTCTTTGGTAATTACTTTAACCCTTTTAAATATAAAAAAGAAAAAGATAATCCTATAGATGAATATTTAAAAAGAATACAATTTAAAGTAGTACCTCCTAGTGATGTCATACCATTTGACAATGAAGGAAATGGTATTAATTTAGATACAAATGCTTACAACAAACTTACAGGTCTTATTCCAAATATACCTATAAATTTTAAAGGTAGAAATCCTGTATTTGACCCTAAAAATGGTAAACGATTTGGCGAAATGATTTTAGAACTATCAAGAGATAAAACAAATATAAAAGCTTTGAAATACCTTGAAAGTGATGATTCTGGTGCTATAGATGCTCAAGCTAATTTAAAAAATAAAGATAAAGTAAGAAAAGAATTACAAAAACAAGTACGAGATATTTATAAAGTATATAAAAAAGCTGCGATAGAATATTACAAAGAATTTATTTTAGACCCAGAATTGAAAAAACAAGCAGAAAATGAAACTAGAAGAGCTAATGAAGATATAATGAGAATAATTAATCCAATAGTTAATGACTAATCATGGCTACTAACACCACAGCGACAGCAACCACACATACTGGTAATGGTAGCACCAATAACTTTGCAATATCTTTTTCGTTCTTAGCCAACAATGAAGTAGATGTAACAGTAGCAGGGGTCTTAAAAACATTAGATACTCATTACACAATAAGCGGATCAACAGTTACCTTTACTTCTGGCAACACCCCTGCTAATGGTGCTGCTATTAAGTTTCAAAGAGATACAAATATAAGTGCGAAGAAAGTAGACTTTCAAGATGGTAGTGTTTTAACAGAAACAGATTTAGATACAAACAGCGATCAGGTATTATTTGCTCAACAGGAAATTACAGATAAGTTAAGTGGCATTGAAGAAGGAGCTACCGCAGATCAGACAAATGCAGAAATAAAAACAGCATACGAAGCAAACTCTGATACAAACGCATTTACTGATGCAGAAAAAACAAAGTTACAAAATTTAGATTTAGCAAAGTTACAAGGTATAGAAACAGGAGCTACCGCAGATCAGACAGGGGCAGAAATTAAAAGTTTATATGAAGGAGAATCTAATACAAATGCTTTTACTGATGCAGAAAAAACAAAACTAGCTGGCATTTCTGCTGGTCAAGGAGCAACAGACTTTACATCTTTAACAGATACCCCTGCAAACTTTACAAATGCAGCAGGTAAGACAGTTAAAGTCAACAGTAGTGCCAATGCTTTAGAGTTTGTAGATCAAATATCAGACGTTGTAGGAGATACTACACCACAGCTAGGAGGGGATTTAGATGTACAGGCAAGAGAGATAAATACAT